TCTGCCCGAAGTGTGCCTACGAAAAAACCTGCGTCATAGCCACGATCAAAAGCACTACGGTGCAGCGTTGGCGCAAATGCCCCAAATGTGGCACCAGCTTCTGCACCATAGAAATTCTCAAGACCGACGAAGAGCTGAATCGATACGCCAAAGAAGCTCTGAAAGAAAAATTAGACCACCCCGAATAATCCCATAAAATCGCAAAAGCTCTACTTTACCGCCTTTTCTATTTCACGGATTAGATAGTTTTCTATATCTTTTTGCAAGGTTGGCAGCAGCGCTCCGCTTTTATCTATCGGCAGAAACGGGCGGGCGGGGATATAGATGCCGCGCCCCCAGCCGTTATGTGAGCCGAATTGATGCGTTAGCCCATAAGGAAATCCATCGCGCGAGCTATTATTGCTTATTGTAACGCTGGTTTCGCTTGCCTCGACATTCCATCGATCCGCTAAATTTCCGCTTAGACGTAAAATCTTCTTGCTGCCGCCGGCGCCGAATTTTGCTAAAAATACGCGGTTACGCGCCCTTGCGCCTCCCCGCGCGCCACTTTTTCTCATATACGCTATGGCGGTATTTGCGCTAAGAGGCGCCCACGCCTGCCCAAATGGGCTGCGCTCCCGCTCGAAGCTTAGCTCTATCTGCGTTCGTACCTTTTCGCCGATGCGTGCGAGCTTGCTTTTCATCTGCGCTCCGCTTAGACTATTCTGCAGCGCTGTAAGCTTTGCCTCTATCTCCTCCATGCCTGTGATTTTTATTGACATTTTTCCGCCTTGGTGGTATAATCGCCTTAATAAAGCCGCTTATGCAAGTAACGTTGGTAACTTGGCTAATTTATTAGCGGATGGCGGGTTCGACTCCCGCAAGCGGCTTTATTTTATTTCCTCTAAATCGTATGTCCTCAAATCTTTCCTATCTATCTTACCTAGAGTAACGATTAAATTAGATATTCCAAATTTCTTTATCGTGTAATCTAGTGTTATGACCGCTTTGTTAATCTTGCTCTTATCTTGCTCATCATCCCAAAAAATCAAAATATCTTTTTTGCTCTTTTTATCAAAAAAATATCTTTTAGTCTTATCTAAAATTTTAACCAACTCTTTAATTTCATCTATGCGAAGTGCCTGATCGTATTTGCTCTTGCGTTCGGGCGAAAAGTGCAAAATTTTCTCTTTATTTAAGACTATACCTATATCTGCTAGCTCGGTTTGCATCGTTTCGTTATAAAATTTCACTATATTCGGTTTTAGGGTTCCTACTTGAAAGGTATTTATAGGGCTCTTTATATTTTTCTTTATCAATAGTTCGCTTACGGCTTCAAGTAGCGAGGCCTGCCAGACATAAAGATCGCGCTTATGCGAAAAGTCATTTAAATCATCTTTAACCGCCTTTTTAACGCTTTTTGAAACCGCACGACTTTTGTTAAGCTTAGCTAACTTCTCCGTTAAAATTTTATCTAAATTATCCACCTTGCCGACGTTATAAGCCCAGTCGGGATGGATTTTAGTGGGCGGAATTTGCTTAGCTACGCTCCAGCCCTCTCGCCGCAGATCGTCGTCATCTATCGCCTGCACTTTGCAGCGACAGTTCCAGCCGTTCGGCGGATAGCCCTTATCCCAAAACGGATGGCTTTTAGGAAGTATCAGCCCGTGCAGCGCGCGGTGGCTCGCTCTGGTGCGATCATCCAGCACCGCGACATAACGAAAATACGGCAGATCCGAGTTCATCTGGCTTTGGTAGCGCGCAGCGGCATAGGCTACTCGCATATTGGTGTTATAGATATTTCGCAGCCTGCGATCGCCCACGTAAATTTGCTTTTGCTCGCCCGTTTTAGGGTCAGTTACCGCTACGTCCCCTAGCCAGCCTTTGCGCGCTAGGGTATCTTTAATGCCGCGCTTCCATTCATCAAATCCTTGCCCCTTTTGTGCGGCAAGGGCTAGGCTATCTTGAATGTCTTTCAGTAGATCGAGCCGCGTGATCTTTGCGACTGTAAAGACGCGATGATGAGCCTCGTGCATAATCTCGTCATAGTCGAAATGAAGCTGCGGCCGTTTGTCTTTGATATACTTTACAACCTGCTGCGGCGGAGCAAAAAAGCTAATATTCATGATCGTCCGCGCCTAAAATTTCAGCGTTTGCTATGACCCGAAATAGCTCCTCCTCCAGGGCATCGAGTTTAAAACCTAGCGGATTTTTTGCAAGTATCTCATAAGCCTGCTCGTAGGTTTGGGCTTTATCCACCACGCTTCTTACGTATGATGAAATTTGCGAGCTTGCGGCGCTAAAATCGTGCTGCGCGGTTTGCCTCTCTATCTCGGTGAGATATTTAGCCGCACCGGCAGAGTTTTTCTCTGCGCCTATGCGCCCGTTTGATCCGTCGCCCTCTTTCGCGTCCGTAGCTTTTGCGCTTGGCGGCAGGTCAAATTCCTTTGCCATATCTTCAGGGCTCATTCGGTATCCCATATCGTGCAAAATTTGAAGCATCTGTGCGCGCTGGAGCAGATCCACATCCTTTTCGATTTGAATGTTTAGATTTGCCCTTTTGCCAAGACGCGCATATATTCGCTCGACTAAGCGGCTTGCGAATTTTACGTCCGCAGCGACTATCTCGGCGCGGTTTTGCTCGTGGGTTTTGCTCATTGCGTAGCTGCCGCTTTGTGCGGTGTTTGCGTTGGAACTAAGCACCGAGCCGTTTATTACTTTGGCTATCTCGGCGTCGCAATAGCGCACAAACTCCATAAAGTCGGCTTGGCTTCCTCTACCCTCAAGCACTTTGATAATGTCGTTCGGACCTAGCACCGCGTAACTGCCGCTTTTGATACTCTCAAGCGCTTCAGCCATTTGTGTGATGACGTTTTCGTCTCCACTTGAGCTATTGCCAATAAGAGGCGGCACGCCCAAAAACTCCACGAATTTCAGGTAATGGCTCAGCACGAAATGCTTGGCAAACACGAGCCATAAAATTTTCAGCAGCGCCGGATCTTCCTGCCTAACTACTATAAAAAACGGCTCTTTGGCTTCAATATCGCGCGAACCTATCCGTAGATATGGCTTGTTTTCCACAATATTGATATATATCCTATCTACTACGTCAAATTTTATGTTCGCGTCCTCATCCGCATATACTTCAAGGATGCCTAGCCCAAAAAGCCTTGCCTGTAACCCCGCTTTTATAATCTGTTCGATATTTTCGTTTTGATCCTCGCCCAGATCATGGGTGAAAAATTTATTCTCTACCGAGCTTAGACGCTTTTCTATTTCAGCCCCTACGGCGCTATCTTTATCCATTATTAAAGAAAACGCAGGGAATAGATAATTCTGCTGTTTGGTAAGCAGCGCGGCGCGGATCTTAGAGGGGCTTAGCTCTACATATCCCGCTACGTCAGTCTTGGAATAAGCCCCCTTGGGTCTTAGAAGCTTAATGAGCGATCTTAAATCTTGTTTTTTCATCCATCATCCTTAAATTTCATTTACGTGCGTTTTAAACGCTTTTAACCTCTTGGGCGATAAATCACACATCCAAAAATATTTAAACGCTTTTAAACGGCTTTTAAAAGCGTTTAAACGGCATTGTTCTTATTAGCTTTGCAACATATTTTTTAAAATGTCGCGTTTGCGTTTCCGCTCTTTGATGATCCGGCTAGCCCTTGCATAATCAAACGCCGGCACCTTTGCGATACGCCATGCCATCTCTAGCGCATCCAGCCCATCATCATGCGCGCTTTTAGGGTAGGTATCAAGCTCGTCTATAAAAACGAGCAAGTTTTTATCGCTTAAAATTACGCCGTTATTTATAGGCGGGGTTAGGCTATCTATGCGAAGCTGCTTAGGCACGCTGTTTTTAAGCTCTATGATAGGCAGATAAAGCCCCAGTTCGCGGGCTTTTTTATCGAGCATGTCCTTAAAAAACTCCTGAAACTGAATAGTTTCGATCGCAATTTTAAGCGGGCGGTTAAGTCGTAAAATTTCAAGCGCCGCTGCTATGATGCGATCCATCATAAGCTCGGGCTTTACTTTTGCCATCTTAACGCTTGCATAAAATTTGCCCTCATACGCCCCAAGCGTAGCTACGGCGAAATAATCGCCCTTGCTTTTTCCTAGGGCGGGGTCAATCCCCATATAATAGGCGTCGCAAAGAGGCATCTGCTCAAAAGTTTGATACCCACTAAAGCTCGCCTCCTCTTTACTCAGCGGCTCGTTTTGGTATTCGCTCATAAAGGCACTTTTGGAGCTTAGAAACTCCTGTTTTATGCGCTCTTTATCCAGCTTGTTATCATCGAGCAGCAGCTCTTTCATATCCCACTTTTGCTCATCTACGTTTGCGGGAAAAGCGCGCACCAGCGGATAGGATAGAGTTTTGAAATCCGTCCTTGCTTCGATGCGAAAGAGCAGGCTATCATAATGCAGCGTAGTACCGACTACTACGATATTATAAGCGTTATCGCCGCGGGCTGGCAGCTTCATAATAGCCTTTTCAAACCACTCATAAAGTTTGTCGCGCTGCGCTTTCGTTTTGACGTTTTCGTCGTTTTCCAGATCGTCGCAAATGATAAGATCCGGACGGAAGCCGCGCCAGTTTTCGCCGCGGATCTTTTTGCCAGCGCCGTAAGCGGAAATTTTAAACGCCTGCTTGCCGCTATAAAATACGATCTCCTCCTCCGTCCATTTATCGCCCTTGCTGATACCGAAGTCCCTAATCAAAAGCTCGTTTTCCTCAAGCTCGTTTTTTATAAATTCGATCGTCTTTTTGGATAGATTTATCGTAGCGCTAATGATTACGCAGTTGCGTTTTCGCGCAGTTACCGCGGTATTAAAGAGTACCCAAAGCCTTGAAATCAAGGTAGTTTTGGCAGCTCCTCTGTAAGCTTTAAAGAGCAGATGCCTATTTTTCGTGCTTAGCTTCGCCTCATTTTTATAAAAATCTGCTCGAAATTTAGAAGTTTCGGGCAGACGTACATGAGCGCCAAAATAGATCCGTACGCACTCTTTAAAGCTTGCGCGCGCAGCCTTTATCCTAGCGTCTCTTTGCGGATCGATGGCGCGCCTTAGGGATTTGAGCTTGATGCGCAGCGCTTCAATATCTTCATTTGCAATCATTGCTTGAGCACCCGGCGTAAAATTTCATCCGCATTCGCAGCCAAAAACTCTGTCACGGCATCGCATTTTTTCTTCGTGGCAAGATCAGCAATCTCATTTATCGCGCGGCTTGCGGCGTCTAGCATTTGAGCCTTTATATCCGTTTTTAATGGGGCTTTAAGGCTATAATAGGTTTGCGTATAGTTTTTTAAAATTTCGAGCCTCTCCTGCGGCGGCAGCTCCTGCATCTGTGAAAACGCCCGCTCGAAGCTTTCTATCAGCGCAAGGATAAAACCTTGCTCGCTTTTGATGGTATTACTTTGCTCTCTGTTTTTTGCAAGCGCTAGCTCATCCCAGTCCTCGCCTGCGGCTTTTGCTCTAGCCTTGGCGGCATAGATACTTTGGCGACTTACGCCGCAAGCAGTAGCGATGTCGGTGATCGCGTAACCCCTAATAAACATATCGCGCGCCGTTTTAACGTCCACATCGCTCTCCTTAAATTTTCTAAAGATGGACGGATTTCAAACGATTTTTTAGAGTTGCGCCGTGCTGCGACGGGACAATCTAGCCCGTCTCGCACGCGCACTCAAAAATCGCTTAAACTACGCCTACTTTATCCTAAAATATCGCCTGCATTTTAATCCGCTGCAATATTTATGCTTTTACGTTGTTTTACCTCACATTTTAGCTCGAAATTTTTTCCATTTCACTCTTGATAGCCCCTAAATAGAGTGATTTCAGCGGCATTTGTGCGTATAATACCGCCAAATTTCAAGACGGAGGCAGTATGAGACAAGGCATAAATAGCGTTTTAGAGCTAAATTTTAAGCAGGACGAAAAGGTAAAGGTTTCGCCGGTCGGCGAAGTGATAGGTCTTGACGGGCGCGCGTTTCGGATTGACGGCGCCGCACTGATAGCCTCCATAGAAAAAAACGCCCTTGATATCGCCCTTGATGAAAACCACAGCTTTGGCGCGGCTTTAGGGTGGTTTGATAAGGATAGTTTCGAGCTTAGAGATGGCGGGATTTACGCTAGCCTAAGCCTAAATAAAACGGGTGAGGAACTTATCGGCTCGCGGGCGTATCGATACCTAAGCCCCGTTTTTGATATGGGAGAGAATAGACGGGTGATCGGGCTTGATAGCGTAGGGCTCGTAAATCGCCCAAATTTGCTAAATAATGCAATCAACTCAAAAGGAGAGGAAGAGATGGATAAAGAAATTTCGGAGCTTTCGGCAAAAATAGACGCCCTAGGCAAGCAAATAGAGGAGCTTAGCGCAAATTTTGCCGCTAGCAACAAAGCAGAGGCTGTAAACGCAAAGCAAGACGATGCCGCAGAAAGCGAAGCGAATGCAAAAGAAAGTAACGCAATGGTGGAAAAGATTGCGGCGCTAGACGGACAGGTGCAAAAGCTTAGCTCCCTTTTGGGCGCGTTTTTCGGCAAAAAGGAGCTTCAAAAAAATAGCGCGTCCTCCCTAAGCGACGAGCAGAAAAAGGTGGCCTCTCTTTTAGGGCTTAGCGAAGAGGAATATGCAAAGGGGATTAAATAATGGCAAATTTTGAAGAGACATCGATCGGCTTTAAGGCGGTCTTTCAAAAGACCTTCAACGATACCAAAAGCGAGGCGGATGTTCTTGCTATGCGCGTAGAAAGCAACGATCTAAGCGAGAAATATGTTTGGCTGGGTAACTTTCCGATGATGAAAGAGTGGGTCGGCGATAGAGATATCAAAAAGTTCAAGGATTATGGCTATGCGCTAGAAAATCAGCCTTTCGAAGCTAGCGTTACGGTGCCAAATACTCATCTTGAATATGACAAAGTCGGGCTCTATAAACCTGCGATCGAACAGATGGCGTTCAATGCGAAAAAATTTGGCGGCGCGCTAGTGGCGAAAATTCTAGCCAATGCGGCCGACTCCACAAAGGGCAAATGCTACGACGGTAAGGCGTTTTTTGCCGCCGATCATGCGGTGGGCAGCGATACCTATGCAAATAGCGGCACCGGCGCGCTGGATACGGCGCATCTTTTAGCTGCGGAAGCCTATATGATCAGCATCAAAGGCGACACCGGGCAAGCCCTGGGCGTAAGTCCGACGCATCTAATCTGCGGTCCTAAAAACCTTGCCGCAGCAATTACTGCGGTAAATAAGGAGCATTTAACCGCAGGCGAAACAAACCCTACTTTTAAGCGCTATAGCTTGCTCGTTTTACCTGAAATTACGGGCACTGAATGGTATTTGATGGATCTAGGTAAACCGGTGCGCCCTTTTGTGCTTCAAGTTGCGAAAGATGGCGTCTTTGAGAGCAGCGACGATCATAAATTTATGAAAGACGCTGCACTATTTGGCTGCAAAAGCTTTATGAACGCAGGATACGCGTTATGGCAACTTGCCTATATGTCCACTGGCAAGTAAGTTTGAGCGCCAATGGATGGGACTAATTTACAGGCAAAACCGCTGAAAATTTTAAAATTTTGCGAAGCAAAATTTATGAAACTTTAGGTGGGTCGAGGGAGCGCCTGCGCTCCCCGTCGCAGGGCGGGCTTGGCTCGCCCGAGAAATCAAAAAAAAGGAAATAAGATGCATTATTGTGCGGAGGATTTTTTAGAAGATGGACGAGGAATTTCTAAGCAGAGCGAGGCAGAGTCTATTCAACAAGGCGGAAGTGAGCGAAGCTCTAGCGAAGCGAGCGATGGAGGAAGCCAGAGCGCTGAGCAAGGGAAAGGCGATTCCGAAACCCTCGCTAATGGATCTGGCGATGTTTCGACTCAAGCTACTACTGAAAATAGAGCCGACGCAGCTGGATCAGATACTGGCAAACGAAGCTCTAAGAGAAGCGGCAGCGATAAAAAATGACGACGGCAGCGGCGGGATAATCAAGAGCGGGCAGCGCAAGAGCGAGCTAAATCAAATTTAAAACAAAGGAGAAAAATATGGCTAGCAGTAGCGATTACGTAACCCTTGGCGGCGGTAAACTCTATATTGACGTCTATAAAGAGGGCAAACCTACTGGCAGATTTGAATACTTCGGGCTCAGCTCGGAGGTAAGCATAAAGACCGAGCTTGAGAAGCTAGAGCATACCAACACTGAGGGGGCAACGCAGGCGATAGATAAGACTATCGTAAAAAGCCAAAGTGCGAGTATGAGCTTTAAAAGTGATGAAATTTCGATAAAGAATTTAGCCAGAGCCTATTTTGGCGAAACGTCGCAAAGCGAAAAAACGGCTAACGTTAAAATTACCGACGCCAAAGCGGGCGAAATCGTCGATCTAGGAGCCGTAGGCGGCAATCTTAGTGCCACCGTAGGCGGAGGCGGCACCGCTCCAAAAAAGGATGAGGACTATAAGTATCACGCAAATAGCGGTATAGTCGAATTTCTAAAAGATATTTCCGGAGAGGTTACTTTGGCGCTGAGCGCCGGTATCCAAAAGGAGAAGATGAGCGCCTTTAAAAACAGCAAACTGGAGTGCGCGCTTATGTTTATCGGCGAGGCGGCGACGGGAAGCGCGATGAAGGCGACTTTTTATAAATGCTCCTTAAGAGCGGACGGAGATTTTGCACTTAAAGGCGATGATTGGCTTTCTATCAGTTTCAGCGTCGATATTCTCAAAGACGAAACCCGTGCGGCTGGGAATCAATTCTTTGAAATTTGCGCTCTTTAAGGAGAGGGTCATGCCTTTTTTGAACGTGCGGGCTTTGGGTTACGCTCTAATTGCGGTCTGCGTGCTAAGCACAGCATGGATTACGAAGCTGAAATTTGAAATTTCGTCTCTTAATAATGCCTACGCTTCAAAGCAGGCGGAAGCTCAAAGCTGCGCGGCAAGCCTAAGCTTACAAAATGCGGCGATAAAGTCGCTGCAGATTAAAGCAAGCGGGCTGAATGAGGATAAAATCAAGAGCGTCTCAAAAATTTATATAAAGGACAAAGGCTGTGAGAGTGAGCTTAGAGCGTATAAAATGCTTTTTAATAGCGCTTTTTAGTGTCTTTGCTCTTGGCGGCTGCGGGGCAAAAGAGCCGCAGATAAAGCAGGTATTCATCCCCGTAAAATGCAACCTAAAAATGCCGCTACGCCCCGCCGAAAGCTCGGATTTCGAGGCGCACAAGGCGCTAATGGCATACTTTCTAAAGTGCGAACAGATCGCAAAAGATTGCACACAGGGAGCGAATGAATGAAGTCTATTTTGCTCCATCTACTGCGCGCGGTGCTTTTGGTGATTTTCAATTTAGAGCTTTTTGCGCTACTTGAGCTTTTTATCCGCAATACGAATGCGCTATTTTTGGCGTGGTCGTGCTGCATAGGCATTAGCGGAGCACTTACGGCGTCTCCTGGGCGCTTGAGCCCACACGGCAAAGCATGAGAAATGGAGTATCTAGCTTATGTCTGTGCCGTCGGCGTCGCAGGCAGCATAGTAGCATGGTTTAGGCGGCCTTCCGCAACCGAAAAATCGCCGGCGGTAGCGCTGCGCTCGTTTTTTACGAGGCTTTGCGACGGCTGTTTTAGCGCCTATATCATTTATGAGATCGCGTTTTTTTATGCCAAGGATATGCGCCTAGCTCTCGCAATCTGCGGGATAGGAGCGTTTAAAGGAAGCGGGATTTTAGATTTGGCGACAAGCTTTTTTAAAGAGAAATTTACTCTAAGAGACGATGAGGAGCCAAAATGAAAGAGACGCTGGAGTATCTAACAGCTAAGCTAAATCTTACGGCGGTAGCGAATACAGCACTTATAGATCAGAACGGCGATTATCTGATTTTTAGCGGCTTTGAAAGGATCAGCGCGAACGAAACTAGCCTGAAGTTTCAAATCGTTTTAGCGCGCAACACTTTAGATTGCGAAATTTACGGAATTTTAGATGAGATCATGGCGCTTAGCGACAAGCTTTTAAAAGATGAGGCAGAAAGGCGTGTCATCATCTTAAAAAGTGCCGAGACGCGTTTTATAAGCGAAAGCCTATACGCCTACATTTTTGATCTAAATTTCCCTATAAAACGAGTTAAATAGGAGCGAGAATGGATCTGTTTAAAAAAAAGACGTTGAAAAACGGCATTACGATTAGAGAATTATCCATCGGATTAATTTATAAAATTCAATCGGGCATCATCAAAAACGACGATATAGCCGAAATTTTAAAGCAGTGCTGCGATCTTAGCGCAGATAAGATTGAAAACCTAGGCTATAGCGCCGCAAATGAGCTTTATGAGGAAATTTTGCGCCTAACCTACGGCGATCTTACCGCAAGCGGCGAGGGCGGTAAAAAAAAATAACCTTTTGGATCTGCTACCTGCTAGAGCACGGCTTAGCTAGGGCGTGGGAGTTTCCTTTTAGCTTCGCAAAAGAAGCAATAGAGGGCTTTTCGCAGATAGAGGGACAAAGGCTTAAAGAAATTTCTGCGGCGGTTAGAATTGCGCGCTTCGCGGACGACCGGGCGTTTAAAAAATTTATAAGCGAGGGAAAAAGTGAGAAAAGCGGTATCGAAAGGCTTAAGGAATTTGCTAAAGCTTGATTTTTATGAAGCGCGGGTAAAGCTTATTCCGCTTTTTCGAGCAAGCTCACGCACAAAAGGCTCGTCTTTAGGCGAAATCCTAACTTCGGCTCGCTGCTCGCGGCTAAATTTATCTATATTTTTAAATATAAAATCTATCTCCGGGCGGCTTAAGCGCTTTTGTGCTTCGATTTTTGCGGCAATCTTTTGCGCCTTTTTGCGCGCAAAATACTCTTTTATCTGCGCCGCTATCACAAGGCACATTAAAAAGCCAAACAAGCCTTCGCCGTTTTTACCTTCGAAACCGAATAGATCCATTTGCTTGTCTCCTGAAAGCATATTATATCAAAATTTAAGGCAAAGCGCATGGCAGATCTAAAAATAAAAATAGGCGTCGAAGCGGACGCTAGCGGTGCCGAAAAGGTCAAAAAGGGGCTATCGGACGTAGAGGCTGCCGCACAAAAGGCAAGCAAGAGCACGGGTATGCTAAAAAGCGCGCTAGATGGGATCAAATCCGACGCGTTTGCGAATTTGACAATCTCGCTGCGAGGGCTCAGCTCGGTTATATCTAGCGCTACTCAGGGCGTTAGGGAGTTTATCGCCGCGGGGCTTGAGAATAATACCACCGTAGAAAATTTAAACTCTCGCCTAAGAAGCCTGATAAACGTCGCAGAAAAAAGCGGCAAGCTAGATCCGTTTGAAAAATGGAAGCTTAGCGGACAAAAGGCGAGCGCGGCTCTTGAGGAGCTTAAAAAGCTCGATAGCGAGCTAGATTTCAGCTCCAGCGATCTAGCCGCGATGTTTACGAGCTTTTATTCTACCGCTAGCTCGAATATGAGCCTAGAAAAAGCTCTCGCGCTATTTCGCAATATCTCATACGCCGCGCAAAGCTCGGGGGCTGACGTAAACTCGCTAAAAGCGACGCTAGATAGCGTGGGGGCGGGCATAATTCAAACAAATACGGACTTCGGACGATTTTTAAAATCTCTAGGATTTGAGACCGAAAGCCTAAAGGCGGCAATAGAAAACGGCTCGTTTTTCGACGTGATGAACGAAAAACTTAAAATTTTCGGCGAGCAGGCCTCCTTTAGCGCTCCGAAATTTGAAGCCCTGGTAAGTACCTATAAGGCAAGTATGGCGGAGCTACAAGGAGAGGCTACTAAGCCTTTGTTTGAAGGGCTTAAAAATTCCTTTGCCGAAATAAATGAGTATCTCTCAAACGATACGACGCTTAGGCAGGCTTTAGCGAGCTTCGGCGAGGGCATAAATGAGATCGCAAGCGGTATTTTCAACAAAGATACCTTCGAGGCTGCCGCTAATGCCGCGGCGCTGCTTGCAAACTCCATAGGCTCGCTTATAAAAGCAGCCTCCGCTTTAAGCGATATAGCTATGCCTGATTGGCTTGCCGGAGAAAAGGATGCAGGAGTTTTTTCTACCGCGGCAAGGGGGCTCGGGGAACTCGCCGAGGCTTTCAATAGCATATTTTATATTCCTGCGAATCTTAAATTTGACCTACCTTCCTATATGCTTAAAGCAACGCAAAATACCAATGATTTTCGCTCAAGCTTAGCAAATTTAGGCGTAGAACTAGAAAAGACGGGCAATGTATGGAACCTAGGCAAAAATGAAAATTTAAGCACGGAAGCCGCCGCAAAAGGTATAGCCGCCGCAGATGAAGCGCTTAGGGGACTTAGAGCAAGCCTTGAGGAGCTAAAAGAGGTAAGGCTTGATAAGGTTGTAGAAGCGGACGCAAAAAATCAGATTGAACTGCAGATTAATCAAATAGAGAGACTTAAGCAGGGTCTTACCTCTATGGTGGATGCGCGCGAGGCTGCAAATAACGCGATTATAAACGATAATAAAAGGGTTTTAAACGAGTTTTTAAAGGATGCCGATGCGCGTATAAAAAGCCATGACCGCACGATCGCAACGCTGCTTGCAAAGGAGCAAAGTTACAACTCGCAGCTAGAAAAGATGGCACAGCAACGGGTGGGTATAGAGGAGAAATACGCCCGCAGCCGTGAGAGCTTGGAATTTAGCGCGGCAGAGAAGATCCGCCTGGCAAATCAAGCGGGAATGAGCGAAGAGGCGAAATTCAACGATGACCGCTTGGCCCTATCCCGCTCACTTAGCGCGGCCAAAGAAGCGCTCAATAATAAAGATCTGGAAAGCTTTAGGCGCTATGCCGATCAAGCCGCGAAAATCAACGATAGCCTAGGAGCGCAAAAGAGCCTAGGAAGTGGCAAAAACGCGCAAACTATCAATAGAGCCGCGGATTATAAAAATACCGTAAATGAAATTTTGGCGCTAAATCTAAGCGCAAACGAGATGCAAAAGAATGCCGATCTTGCCGCTCATGATGCCAAGATGGCAAATATTGCTGCTGAAAAGGCGGCGGTAGAGGCTAGCTTGCAGAGCGAAAAGGCGCTCTATAACGAGCTAATTGCGCTAAAACAAAGGGCCGCAGAGGGCAAGATAGATTTTAGCGCCGAGGGGTTTGAGGAGGTAAAAACCAAAATCGCCGAGCTTAAAGACGCAATGAACGGAGGCGCAAGCATCAAAATAACCGCGGACGACGCGGCGGCGCAGGAAGCGAAAAAAAGCCTGCAAGCTCCAAGCTCAAGCATCCATACGATCGATCCGGATGCCAAAGCGGCGCAAAAGACGATCGAGGCTCTTAAAAGACCCACATCATCGGTCCATACGATCCATGTCAAAACCATAGGCGGAGGTAAAATTAAAGGCACAAATGCCGCAGCTTTTGCTAGCGGTGGAGCGGTGGAGCTTTTTAGGCGATATAGCGGCAAGATCGCTGGGCATGATGCCGCAGGCAGGGATGATGTGCCTGCGCTACTAAGCAGAGGTGAGTTTATCCAAAACGTCAAAGCTGTGGACTACTACGGCGCTAAATTTTTTGCGAAGCTAAACGCTAGAGCGATCCCAAAAGAGAAGTTAGCCCACTTCGCTAGCGGTGGACTTGTATTAGCTCGCCAAAACAGCGAGTTTATGCAAAGAATAGATATGAGCATAAGCTCCGCAGATGTTAGGAGGTTAGCCAATAGGCTCTCCGATAAATTCTATTCGATGATCGACAAAAAGCTTTTCAGGAATGGGCTCGACGCCGTTAGGTCATGGAATAAACAATACCCGGGATTTTTTAAAATTAAAGGGAACGATTATTTTACGAATTTCCGCGCTCTTGCCGAGGATCTATTATCTAAAGCGAAGCAGGGTCTAAACATAGAGGGTTACGCCGCCGAGTTTATAAAGCCGAATGCCGCTGCTGCTAAAAACGTAAATTTAAACTTCAATTTAGGCGGGGCAAGCTACAAAGCTCAAACCGACGAGGACACCGCGGCGGCGCTTCAAAGATATTTAAAAGGAGCTGGAGTATGAGACTAAAAGCCGTAGAAAACGTAAAACTCGACGAGCCTTTGTTTTTACAAGACGAATTTAGGAATTATTCGCTTATAGCGGCAAGCGAGACCGCTATAAGCGGAGCGGAGATCGTATTTTTAAGGGAGCGCAAAAACAGAGCCCTCGTATTTTCCAGTGATGAGATCGCATGGCAAAGCAAAGCCTGCATAGACGCCCTGATCGCTCTAGCCGAAAGCTCTGCTGATAGCGAGCTTGTGCTGCTAACTGATACGGGGCAAATCAGAGCAAGGTTTGATTATACGGACGCTGCGGTGAGCGCAGAGCCGCTTTTTAAAAGCGCAGAGCCGCTCTTTTATCTGACGCTTAAATTCAAAGAGGTTTAAAAATTTTAAGAAGCGAAATTTTTAAAAACGGCGGGGGCTTCCTAGCTCGCCCGAGAAATTAAAATATAAAGGAGTCAAAAATGGCGGGAATTGAATTTTATAAGGACAAAGAGTGCACGCAAAGAGTGGGAACAGGGGATAAATTACTTCCAAGTCCTAGAATTTCGATCTTTACCCCCTCGACTAAAACCGACGAAATGACGATTTATGCAAAGATTACGGATCTTGCCGCTACCTTTTATCCGCACGTAACGCTACTTTATGATAAGCGCAATATCGAATATCTAGGCTTAAACGTCGGGGGCGTCGATATGAAAATATTTGAGGTTACAAGCGAAGGCAAGGATGCACTCGAGCTTAGCCCGCTAAGCGGCTCTGCACCGCTTGTCGTTGGTGAGTGCTATGCTTTTTCTGGCTCGCAAAATCCCCTTCGGGTAGATAGGATAGAGGGAAACAAAGTAAAATTTACTGATGAGGAAGATCTCTCATATATCAAAAAGGGGGAGTTTGCTTTTAAGCTACTTCCTTTGGTTGCGGACAAAGCTACGGCGAGCGAAGCGGTACATGCCGTTAAGCTCGTTAGGCGAGTCAGTTTTGCCGATGTCTCAAAGGGCGTTAGCCTTAGATACTATATAGCGGCATATTGGAGCAGTAATGCATAAGTTGGATCTAAACTATAAGGTAGAAATCTCGCAAGACCGCGTATATACGAGCTATATTGAAAGATATACGGATATAAGGCCTGAGATATATATACCAAAAGGGGTCATTCGCCAAGATAGCGTTGCCGCGAATTTTTATCTAGCTACTAACGGCAATGCCCGTGGAAGTGCACAATATGACTTTAAGCTAGCCGTGATCAAAGCAAAAATTTACAATCTCAAAATTGAGGAAAGTTTCATATTAAAGCCCACCCTGCACTCAAAAACGCTTGCCTTTTGCTGGAGGAATAGAGCCTACCGCCCCGCCGCTACGATTTATAAAAAGGTAGAGCGATGGTAGTAGAATACGGCTTTAAGGTCTTTGCTTTCAGGGATGGCGCAAAAAGCGAGCTTATTGGCATCAGTGAGCTTAGCATTTGTAGCGAGGAAGGCGAGCTACAAGCGACGGCATCTTTGAAAATCGCCTCATCCTCTCTATCCGCCCCGATAGATGAAATTTTAATAAGTTGCTCGCATTTTGAAGATCGTCTCTTTGAGGTGAGCGAGGTCTTAAGCATAGACGTAAATTTTAAAAAGCTCGTCGCCAAAACTCCGCTTCATTTGCCGCAAAATATATCTAGCCTAAAGGATCTTACCTCCCTGGAAAGCAAAGTAAGCTTTCTTTGCGATGCACCGCAAGATACTCCGCTAGCAGGGCTTTCATATTCGGATGCGTCCTCGCTAGCCGGAGCGTTAGAGGGCGTAGGGCTTAGTTTTTGGGCGAACGATCGCGGAATTTTTATAAGCGATAGATTTTATATCGCTCGTGACGCTACGCCCACAATGGAATTTAACGAGGATAACGTAATAGACTTTAATCTTAGCCTTGGCGCGCCGCAAAATATCGATACGATAATTTTTAACGACAAAAATGAGGATATCTATTCCGAAGCCGGGCTTACTGCGGTGATCGATCCCGATCCCCACCCGGTAACCCCGAGGGAGGTTGTAAGATATAAAGATGATGAAAACGGCGATGTGTATGTGATCTCTCCGCTTCGTGCGGTAGGTAAAATTTTCGCAACCCCTGCTTGGGAGGCGAAAGATATTAGCCTAAACGTGCCCGATGCCTCATTCTTTGCCGATTATCGCGCAGTGGAGGAGTTTGAGCTAAGCGATGACATCTGCATTAGGCTTACAGGCTTTATAAAAAAGCTAATCGCCGTGAGCCTTGACGGAACGCCGCTGCAATTTAGCGAGCAAACGACGCAAGAGCAGAGGGGCAATATCTATAAAGATAATGTGCTTTGCTTCGAGGGCCCTTTAAGCGGAACGCTAAAGGTAGCTTATGAAAGCAATATCTATCTTTTCGTATGCCCTGCTCGCGACCTACCCTCTGCATTAAGCATCAAAGCGGAGTATAAAAATTTGCAAATAGATCATTTGCATAAATATGAGATTACGAAGTTTTATCCTAAAGGCTATACCCATACCTTTAGCCTGATGCGTGATTTTGACGTAGATAGTGCGCTTATCGCGCACGCCAGCTTTAAGCTCGGCACGCAAAGCTTTAGTGCCGATCCTTTCGGGGAGGTGGAGATTAAATTTAGCGATTACGGAGCTTATAAGCTAGAGCTATATTTAGGCGGAAAGTTAGAGAAAACAATGAATATCGGCTATTTCGCAAACGAATTTAGCTGTGATTTCAACGAGATTAAGGAAAAGGATTAAAGATGGCTGACGTAGTATTATACAAAGATGCCGCCTGCGAAAAGGCGCTAAAAATGGATTCAGGAGATATGAATTCAGACTTTAGCCTAAGCTCTAGTATTTTTAGTCGCAAACGCAGCAACGGTACTTCAAGCCCTAGGGGTCGCTTTACGGTATGGGCTAAGGCAACAAACCCCGTCGCTAGGGTTTATTGTGCCATAGTAGCAGATAGATTTTCGACCATACTGAGCTTCGACGAAGACGCATGGCAGGGCAAGCTTTATATACCCGAGGGCGGGAAGCTGGGCGGGCAAGATATCGAAGCGATATTGAAGCTAATAAAGTATTCAAGCGCCCCGGATACTACCGATCCCACAAAAACGCTTCATAGCTTCAAAACCCCGCTATTTTTTGTGAATGATAGAGGTAAGGCATATCGCCTTGAGGCGGTAGATAGTGCGGGCAATCCTAGCTGGTCCAGCGAGAAACCCGATGAAAAAAGTAGCATATACCATCTAAAAGATATAGGAGATTGCTCCAGACCTACGCCCATAAATATGGAGCTTACGGATGATAGCGGCGGGATTTACGCACAAATGGGAATTTTACTAATGTGGGGCTAA